GGCGAAGTTGCACTCATCGACGAGGCTACGGGCTACCAGCACCACCGTGCGCCGGACGCACTGCAGGAACTGATCTCCAAATTGCTGCGCCAGTCCTGCGCCTCGTGGGAGCGCCGCTTCCACCCGGACTACTACCGCGCCATCTATCGGTTGTTCGGCTGGAAGTACCAGGGCCACGACCAGAACCCGCCGCACGTCGTTGGCCAGATCACGCTGCGCTGGGTCTACGGGCCGGTGTTGCCAGAGGAGCTGCTGGATGAGATCCGCAACCGCAAAGGCATCTCGCAGAAGCACCACCAGTGGCTGACCGATCAGGGACTCGCGCATTTGGAATCTCAGATTCACGCGGTCACGGCGATTGCGCGCAGCTCGATGAGCTATCCCGACTTCAAGCGCCGCTGCGAGGCCGCCTTTGCTGGCGCTGCCCTGCAGTTGGGCCTGCTGCTCGATGAACTCGAGGAGGGGGCGTGAAATGCTGGGTCTGCAAACGACAGGCCCGGGGCTACGGCCACACCGACAACCGCCACGGTGTGGGCGATCCCCGGCGCTATCCCATCGACTGGGTGTTCTGTTCCCGTCGCTGCCAGGAGGCGTTTCACGCGCTGTACGGCAACTGGCAGCGGGCCAAGGAAGGTCGCATCGACAAGACGGAGGTCGCCATGATCGATCCGTCTGATGTCGAACTGGCCGCGATGCGCAAATGCCTGAAGGCCTTCGGCGAGGCAGCGGGCGAGATCGGTTTCGAGAAACCGCTGGGTGAGTACGCTGAAGCCGAGGCGATGCGCGTCATCGATGCCATCGTCACTTGCTACACGGACGCGATGGTCGCGCACCACGAGGAAACCAAGTTCCCGCCTGTGCGCGGCTTGCCGCCAATGCACGATCCGTTGGCGCCGGAGGTTGCCAATCCGTTTTCGGATCTGGAGGACGACCTGCCATGGGAAGAGCTTAAGGGAGGCAGGCCATGATGGACTTCAACGCCTCGTCCAGCCTCTCCGGGCAGATCACTGCACTGATCGACGCAGGGATGCAGAGGGCCCGCGCCCGCCAGCCCGAACGCCAGTACCTCGGCGCATCGCGTCTTGGCGTGTCCTGCGAACGCGCTCTGCAGTTCGAGTACGCACAGGCACCCGTCGATCCGGGCCGTGAATCCGATGGCCGCCTGCTACGCATTTTCGAGCGGGGGCACGTCTTGGAGAACTGCATGGTCGTATGGCTGCGCGAGGCGGGGTTCGACCTGCGTACCCGCAAGGCCGACGGCGAACAGTTCGGTTTTTGCGTGGCCGATGGCCGCCTGCAAGGCCACGTCGACGGTGTCCTCGTTGCGGGGCCCGAGGGCTTCGCCTTTCCCGCGCTCTGGGAGAACAAAGCCCTAAGCAACAAAGCCTGGCGCGAGCTGGAGAAGAAGGGGCTGGCTGTCGCCAAGCCCATCTATGCCGCGCAGGTGGCAATCTACCAGGCCTATCTCGAACTGCACGAACACCCGGCGATCTTCACGGCACTCAATGCCGACACGATGGAGATCTACGCCGAGCGCGTGCCCTTTGACGCGGCGCTGGCGCAGCGCATGTCCGACCGGGCGGTGAAAGTCATCACCGCGACTGAAGCAGGCGAATTGCTGCCGCGCGCCTTTGTCGATCCGACCCACTTCGAATGCCGGATGTGCCCCTGGCAGGACCGGTGCTGGAGGACGCAATGAAACATATCGAATCACACGCACCAGAGGCGGAACCGATGGTAGGGGCACGGCAAGCCGCCCGTTTGCTCAATCTTCCCACGTACTACTTCACCAAGCCACGGTGCCGCGCCTCCAAGCGCATTCCGCACTATCGGATCGGCCAGATGGTTCGGTTCCGAATGTCAGAGCTCACCGCGTGGGCAGCGGCAGAAGGAGGAGCCCATGACTGACTACCGTGTGCGCATCTCCGTACGCAATGCCCGTCTATTGCGCGCCATCGAGCAGGCGGGCTACCGACCGGGCGCGCGGTTCGCCGCTGCCGTTGGCATCAGCTACTACGGCGCACTGCTGCCCTACCTCAATCTCACACGCTCTCCGCTGACACCGGATGGGCTGTTGCGGGAGTGCGCATGGGCTTTGTGCGACTTCCTGAATGCATCTCCCTCCGATCTGTGGTCGGATGCACAGCTCCAGCCGCTGGAAAAGAACCATTCCAGCATCGATCTGGATGCAGACAGCGTGCAAGCCCTGACCTGTGGAACGGCGTCTGCCGACCCGCTGCGGCTGGCCAGCCACGCGCAGGCAGGCCGCATCATTCAGGATGCCATCGATTCGCTAACGCCGCGTGAGGCTGACGTGATCCGCGAGCGCTTCTTTGCCGGAGCGTCGCTCGACGAGATCGCCGAGAAGATGGAGGTCACTCGCGAACGCGTCCGCCAGATCGAGGGGAAGGCACTGCGCAAGTTGCGTCACCAATCTCGCATTCCGCAGGATCTGGCCGGTATCGCCGATGTGATCGGGGGTGCCGCCGATGCTTGACTTCAACGACACCCAAAAACCAATCGAATCTCGGCGCATTCTTGATGTCAGTGAACGCGAGGCGCTGCGTTCCGGGCTGATCGCTGGCCTTTCCTCGGTGCTTGCCACGATGTTCCCAGCTGGCAAGCGACGCCGAGGCAAGTTCCTAATCGGCGATGTGCTGGGCAGCCCCGGCGACAGCCTCGAGGTGGTGCTCACGGGTGAAAAGGCGGGACTTTGGACGGATCGCGCCACTGGTGAAGGCGGTGACATCTTCGATCTGATTGCCGCACATTTAGCGTTATCCATCCACACCGACTTCAATCGCGTGCTGGATGCCGCCGCCGATTTGCTTGGGCGTGCGCGCTCTGCGCCGGTGCCAAAGAGCAAGAAGCAATCAGCGCCCGTCGATGAACTCGGCCCGGCCACCGCCAAGTGGGACTACCTCGACGCGCAGAGGCGGCTCATCGCCGTCGTCTACCGCTACGACCCACCGGGGCGCAAGAAGGAGTTCCGGCCCTGGGATGCCAAGCACCGCAAGATGGCGCCGCCCGAGCCGCGCCCGCTGTACAACCAGCCGGGCATGGTCAGTGCCGCGCAGGTGGTGCTGGTCGAGGGCGAGAAATGCGCGCAGGCATTGATCGATGCGGGCATCACTGCCACCACCGCGATGCACGGTGCGAACGCCCCCATCGACAAGACCGACTGGTCGCCGCTGGCGGGCAAGGCAGTCCTGATCTGGCCTGACCGCGACAAGCCGGGTTGGGAGTACGCAGCACAAGCCGCACAGGCAGTGCTGGCAGCAGGCGCAAAGTCCTGCCACATCCTGTATCCGCCCGAGGAGGCGCCGGAAGGTTGGGATGCGGCGGACGCCATCGCCGAAAGCTTCGACGTCGCCAGCTTCCTCACCCACGGTCCGCGTCTGCAGATGCACGACGTGGCCGATGTCGACGAGCCGGTGGTCGGCAGCGACGAGTCCGTCTGGGGTACGGAGGATGCGCTGGCGCTGGCCTTCACGCGCCGCTACCACCGGGATTGGCGCTACGTCGCGGCATGGGGCCGCTGGCTGGTGTGGGATGGTCAACGCTGGCGCACCGAGGACACGCTGGCCGCCACCGATCTGATCCGCAACGTCTGCCGCCAGACCGCCGTGCGCGCCGACAACCCCAAGATCGCGGCCAAGTTGGCCAGCGCCAGCACGGTTGGCGGCGTCGAGCGACTGGCGCGTGCCGACCGCAGGCATGCGGCCACCACCGACGAGTGGGATGCCGATCCGTGGCTGCTCAATACGCCCGGTGGCGTGGTCGATCTCAAGACCGGACGCAAGCGGCCAAATGAGCGCTCTGACCGGATGACCAAGATCACCACGGCCACCCCGGACGGCGAATGTTCGCAGTGGATGGCATTCCTGTCCGACATCACGGGCGGCGATGTTGATCTGCAGTCGTATTTGCAGCGCATGGTCGGCTATTGCCTGACCGGCGTGACCAGCGCCCACGCGCTGTTCTTCCTGTACGGCACGGGAGCCAATGGCAAGAGTGTGTTCGCCAACGTCATCAGCACCATCCTCGGCAATTACGCCGCCACGGCATCGATGGAGACTTTCGTCGAAACCCGTGGAGACCGTCATCCGACCGATCTGGCAGGCCTACGTGGCGCGCGCTTCGTGACCGCCATCGAGACCGAGCAAGGCCGACGCCTGAACGAATCCAAGGTCAAGGCCATCACCGGCGGCGACAAGATCTCCGCGCGCTTCATGCACAAGGACTTCTTCGAATACACGCCGCAATTCAAGCCCGTGATCGTGGGCAACCACAAGCCCGCCATTCGCAACATCGATGAGGCAATGCGCAGGCGGCTGCACATGATTCCGTTCACGGTGACGATCCCGCCGGATCGGCGCGATCCGCGCTTGACGGAAAAGCTGCTGGCCGAACGGGACGGCATCCTCGCATGGGCCGTGGCCGGATGCCTTGCCTGGCAGCGCGAGGGATTGAAGCCGCCCGCCAGCGTGCAAGCCGCGACCGAGGAGTATTTCGAGTCCGAGGACGCGCTGGGCCGCTGGATCGACGAGCGCTGTGTGCGGGAGGTCAACGCCAAGTCACTGACCGCAGAGCTGTTCACGGATTGGAAGCAGTGGGCCGAGGCATCGGGCGAGTTCATTGGCTCGCAGCGACGTTTCTCCGATCTGCTGATCACCCGCGGAATCGAGAAGTGGCGCAACGGCATGGGCGTGCGCGGATTCCGGGGCATTGGCCTCAAGCATCCGCCGATGCCTGCCTATACGCCCTATGCGGACGAATGACTCCTCTGAAAACCATGCCGCCTGACACAACCGACACATTTGCACTAAATCGCTCTACACGCGCGCGCACGCACGTGTAGAGAAGTTATGTGCGACTGCGCCAGTTGCGTCAGATCGGCAAGAAACCGGGACTGACCTTATGACCACGACCATCCTTGCCCTCGATCTGGGCACCACCACCGGCTGGGCGCTGCGCGGCAGCGACGGCCACATCACCAGCGGATCGGAAAGTTTCCGGCCACAACGTTTCGAGGGCGGCGGCATGCGCTTTCTGCGCTTCAAACGCTGGCTCACCGAGATCAAGCAATCCTGTGACGGTATCGACGCCGTGTACTTCGAGGAGGTCCGTCGTCATGCCGGGGTTGATGCGGCACACACCTACGGCGGGTTCATGGCTCACCTCACCGCATGGTGCGAGCACCACCAGATCCCGTACCAAGGCGTCCCGGTGGGCACGATCAAGAAGCACGCCACCGGCAAGGGCAACGCGAACAAGGACGAGATGGTGGCGTCCGCCCGTGCTCGCGGTCATGCCCCGGCCAACGACAACGAAGCCGACGCGCTGGCCCTGCTGTCCTGGGCTGTCCATCACCACGACGTTGGTCAGGAGGTGTGATGTGGCCCGCAACCACTGGACGATTGAGGACGTGGCAGCCCGCTTCGAAGAGGCCGCCAGCACTGGGCGACGCCTGCCCCCGGTGCGGGTACAAGGCTATTTCAACACTTGGCCGGCCTTCGTCCGCCAAGAGTGGGAGGCATTCGCAGCCGACGAGAAGGTCTACCGCGCGTACCCACCGAGCCCCGAGGCCATCGACCGGATGCTGGAGACGATGCGCTGGGTGCAGTGGCTGGAAGTCGAGCAGCGCCACCTGGTTTGGATGCGGGCCAAGCGCTACGGCTGGCGCGACATCACAATCCGCTTTGCCTGCGACAGGACGACTGCATGGCGGCGGTGGCAGAAGGCCTTGCAGACAGTAGCCGACCATCTCAACCGCCACATCGTCAAGGGATCGTGTTTGAACGCGAATGGGCGTGGATAGGCTGTCATGCGCTGCCATTGGCAACCAGCAGCGACTTTTGCCCCTGCAACAACGCAGGCCGATCAGGGGTAGTATTTCAGCTATCTTCTGGACAGCAGTGACGGTCGAGGAAGCCGCCCGGACATCCACGGGTCCTTCCTGGCCCAAGCGCCATGCGGGGGGCGCGAGCGCGGCGCTTTTTTAGCGTCAGGCCGCAAAAACAGGTTACCACCCGGTCAAGTTACCGGCCCCGGTTACCACCCCGCAGAACGGTTACCGCGTCATCCGAACCCGAACTCACACCACCCGCCCGGCGGCAACGCCCGGCGGGTTTTGCTTTTGGACCGTCTCCTTGAACACGCTGCACGTCGAGTACCGCAAGATCGAGGCGCTGATCCCCTACGCGCGCAACCCGCGCACGCACGCCGATAGCCAAATCGCCAAGATCGCTGCTTCCATCGCGGAGTTCGGCTTCACCAACCCGATCCTGGTCGATGGCAGCAGCGGCGTCATCGCCGGGCATGGGCGCCTGGCCGCCGCCCGCCAGCTTGGCCTCGCCGAGGTGCCGGTGATCGAGCTGGCCTACCTGACGCCGGCGCAGAAGCGCGCCCTCGTCTTGGCGGACAACCGCCTGGCGCTGGATGCCGGCTGGGACGAGGAGCTGCTCGCGCTGGAACTGGCCGAGTTGTCGGAGGCCGGCTACGACCTGGGGCTCACCGGCTTCGATGAGGGCGAGATCGGGCGCTTGCTGGACGCGCTCGGGAGGGAGGCCACGACCGAGGAGGCCGGAGCCGACGAGGACGCGACCGAGGAAGACCTCCCCACCCCGTCCGCGATCCCGGTCACCCGGCCGGGCGATCTGTGGTGGCTGGGCGAGCACCGGCTGCTGTGCGCCGATGCGTCCGACCGCGAGGCCATGCAGCGCCTGATGGCCGGCGACCGGGCGCACCTGGTCTTCACCAGTCCCCCGTATGCCAACCAGCGCGACTACACCACCGGCGGGATCAAAGACTGGGATGCCCTGATGCAGGGCGTGTTCGGCGCGGCTCAAACGGCCTTGCGCGAGGACGCGCAGGTGCTGGTCAACCTGGGGCTGGTGCACCGCGACGGCGAGTGGCAGCCGTACTGGGACGGCTGGATCGCATGGATGCGCACGCAGGGCTTTCGGCGCTTCGGCTGGTACGTGTGGGACCAGGCGGTGACCGTTCCCGGCGACTGGGCCGGGCGGCTGGCGCCCCGGCACGAGTTCGTCTTCCACTTCAACCGCCAGGCGCGCAAGCCGAACAAGATCGTGCCCTGCAAGTGGGCCGGGCAGGAAACCCACCTGCGCGCCGACGGTTCGTCCACCGCGATGCGCGGCAAGGACGGCACGGTCGGCGCCTGGTGCCACGCCGGGCTGCCGACGCAGGACTTCCGCATCCCGGACTCGGTCATCGAGGTGACGCGCCAGCGCGGCCGCATCGGTGAGGGTATCGACCATCCGGCGGTGTTCCCGGTGGGGCTGCCCCAGTTCTTCATCAAGGCCTACACCGAGGCGGGCGAGATCGTCCTGGAGCCGTTTGCAGGCTCGGGCACCACGATCCTCGCCGGTGAACTCACGGGTCGCCGGGTGCGCGCGGTCGAACTCGCCCCCGAGTACGTGGACGTGGCCCTGCGCCGCTGGATGCAGCACCACCCGGACCGCGTGCCGGTGCTGGAGTGCAATGGCCGGACCTTCGGCGAGGTGGCGGCCGAGCGCGAGGCGGAGGTGCCGGCATGACCGCCTCGTGGCTCGCCGAGAGGATCGAGCAGTGGCCGACCGCCAAGCTCGTCCCCTACGCCCGCAATGCGCGGACACACTCGGACGAACAGATCGCGCAGATCGCCGCCTCGATTGCCGAGTTCGGATTCACCAATCCGATCCTCGCCGGCAGCGACGGGGTGATCGTCGCAGGACACGGGCGGCTGGCCGCCGCCCGCAAGCTCGGGCTGGAGCGGGTGCCAGTGGTCGTGCTCGACCACCTCACACCCAACCAGCGCCGGGCGCTCGTGATCGCCGACAACCGCATCGCCGAGAACGCCGGCTGGGACGAGCAACTCCTGCGCATCGAGCTGCAAGACCTTCAGTCCGAGGGCTTCGATCTGGACCTGACCGGCTTCGACGCCGATGCGCTGGCCGAACTGATCGCCAGCGACGAGCCGGACTTCGAGGGCCAGACCGATGACGATGCGGTTCCCGAGGTCGGCGAGACGCCCCTCTCGCGTCCGGGCGATGTCTGGATCATGGGCCAGCACCGGCTGCTGTGCGGGGACGCGACCGTGGCCGAGAGCTACGAGCGTTTGATGCAAGGCGCGCTGGCAGATATGGTCTTCACCGACCCGCCGTACAACGTCAATTACGCGAACTCAGCGAAAGACAAGCTGCGCGGCAAGGATCGCGCGATCCTCAACGACAACCTGGGCGAGGCGTTCCACGACTTCCTGCGGGCGGCGCTGACGCCAACCATCGCCCACTGCCGCGGCGCGATCTACGTGGCCATGTCCTCCAGCGAGCTCGACGTGCTGCAATCGGCCTTCCGCGCCGCGGGCGGCCACTGGTCCACCTTCATCATCTGGGCCAAGCACACCTTCACGCTGGGCCGTTCGGACTACCAGCGCCAGTACGAGCCGATCCTCTACGGCTGGCCGCAAGGGGCGAATCGCCACTGGTGCGGCGACCGCGACCAGGGCGACGTGTGGCAGATCAAGAAGCCGCAGAAGAACGACCTGCACCCAACGATGAAGCCGGTGGAACTCGTCGAGCGCGCGATCCGCAACTCGAGCCGCCCGGGGAACGTGGCACTCGATCCCTTCGGCGGCTCGGGCACGACGCTGATCGCAGCGGAAAAGTCAGGCCGCATCGCCCGTCTGATCGAGCTCGATCCGAAGTATGTGGACGTGATCGTGCGCCGTTGGCAGGACTGGACAGGCCAGCAGGCCACCCGCGAGGCGGATGGCGTAGCGTTCGATCAGGCGGCCAGCGACTCGTTGATGATCGCGCAGTGAACACAAGCTCAGGCAATGCGGTACACCCGCTCGCCGCCCGGGACCTTCTCAGAGACGATCGTCAGGCCCAGCTTCTTCTTGAGCGCTCCGGCCAGAGTGCCGCGCACCGTGTGCGACTGCCAGCCGGTGGCCTCCATGATCTGGCGGATCGTGGCGCCCTCAGGGCGGCGCAGCATCGCGATCACCTGGGCCTGCTTGCTGTCGGCGCGGCTGCGACGCGGCGCATCGTCCTTCGCCTGCGTCCACGCGGCTTCGGCGGCGGTGACGGCGGCCTCCAGTTCGGGATCGCTCGCGGTCGCCTCTTGTTCCGCGTTGGCGATGATCCGATCGAGATGGGCTTCGAATTGACCGACGCGCTTCTTGTTCAATCCGGGGCGCGGGAGCCCCAAGGCGTCGTAGCCCTCTGCTGCGACAAACCAGTGGGTGCCGTCCGTGGTGATCAGGGCTCGGTTGAAGAGGCCGCCCAGCACCTTCTGGCGCGCGCCGCCTTTGATGTGCTCGGGGAACCAGTCGATCTTGCCGCCGGTGTGCTCGATGGCGTAGGCCAGGATGGCGTGCTGTGCCGGGGTCAGGTTGGTGGTGGTCATGGGCTGCTCCTTCGGGGTGGTGGAGGACGATGTGATGAACGCGCTGTTCGGGGCCCAAGCCAAGCGTTTTTTTGCTTGGCCTGGGGCTTTCGCAATCAGCGGCTGACCTCATCCGGCGACTTGGCAAGGCGACCTTGTTCAAGTCCCGCGTTGAAGGCCGCTTCCAGCGCAGCACGCAGGTTCCACACCGCCAGGTCGTGGAAGTCCAGGCGGTCCGAGTGGCGGGTTTCCAAGGTTTCGAGGCCCAGATGCTGCTGGGCGATCTGGGTGAGGAAGGTGTCGATGGGGCTCATGGGGTGTTCCTTTCGGGGGTGGTTGGCGTGACGTGATGAACGCGCTGTTCGGCAGTGAAGCCAAGCGCTTTTTGCTTGGCCTCGCGCTGTGAGTCAGGCCTTGCGCAGCACCGCGATGCCGGACTGCGCGAGTTCCAAGGCCGCGGCATGGAACGCCATCTCGCCGATCCAGGGGGCGGCGCGGGCGTCGTCGAGCAACTGGTCGATGACCGGCCTGGCCTTGGCGCGCATCGCCGCGCAGGCGGCCTCCAGGTCCTCGCGGCTGGCGGCCGCCACCTCGGTGCGGCAGCTGCGCACCAGGATGGTCAGCGCCGCTTCGGCCAGCTTCGTGGCCAGGGTATCGAGGGTGTTGGCGTTCATCGGGGATCCTTTCGATGGTGGTTGGCGTGACGTGATGAACGCGCTGTTCCCGATGGAAGCCAAGCTCGATCTGCAGGAATGACGAACAAATGATTGAAGAAGGCAACAATGGGGCTGTCGATACGCGCCTACGCGCGCCACCGGGGCGTGTCGCACGTGGCCGTGAAGAAGGCCATCGACACCGGGCGCATCACGCCGCTTCCCGACGGCACGATCGATGCCGAGACGGCTGACGCCCAGTGGGCGCGCAACACCGTGCAGCCGCGCCGCGCACCTGAACAGAAGCCCCACACCCCTCAGAGAGCCCAGACCCGGCCCGAGCGCCAGCTTCCCGACCCCGTCACCCCGCCGCTGCCCACCGGCGGCACGTCGCTCTTGCAGGCGCGCACCGTCAACGAGGTGCTCAAGGCCCAGCTCCACAAGGTGGAGCTGGCGCAGCGCAAGGGCGAGCTCGTCGACCGCGCGCAGGCGGTGGCGCATGTGTTCAAGCTCGCGCGCAGCGAGCGCGATGCATGGCTGAACTGGCCAGCGCGGATCTCGGCGCAGATGGCCGCGCGCCTCGACGTCGATCCGCACGCCCTGCACGTGGCGCTCGA